AAAACTCTTGAAGTTGGTTTTGTATCTCGTTCAAGCGTATGAAATTCACCTTGTTTATCATCTCCTGTAACTGTTGGTTCTAAAGATACTTCTGTAATTGTGCAATTTCCAGTATAAACAGGGAACGCAGTAATTGGATCTATGTCCGGAGTGTATAATTCAATATATACATTACCATTAATTGGCAAATCATCTGATTGTATTTCTAATGTAATTTCAAAACCACTACCATTAAAATCATTACCAACACCCCCATTAGGAACAGAATCTAAATAATTAATAAACGTGTCGACGGTTGTCCAACTTCCATTGTTTTTCATATAATAATGTGTACCTCCGTTTGTCAACCTTACCTTAGCTTTAAAATCTACTGCATTTTCATTTAATCTAAATATTGACCGAAATTTAAAGTTATCATTTGCAGTTAAAGTTATATTATTAGAATGAAGTGCTAAAGTAGAATCTACTGGATTTAATATTATTCCGTAATTTGTAGCTGGAAATGTTATTTTAGTAGCATCATCAATTGTATAGTCTGCAATTGCACCAGCTACATTTTGCAATAAAAAGTTATCTACCAAAGATTTTACCAAACCATATTTATATCTTATTCTTACAGCACCAATAGCTTTTACATATCTTATTTGTTGATTTGAATTAACGTGATATAAACCAGTGGAATTTATTATCTGACTATCTATATTTATTGAATTACTGTAAATTTCCGTCCCTAAAGATACACCTCTACTGTCGTATAAATAATATGTAGGTGTAGCAGATCCAGCAAGTGCGTTCATACTAATAACCCAAAAACTATTTTCAAAATAAGTAATAAAAGCATTATAAGGTCTTAATACATCTTCTAACACTTCTTTGCAACTCATTATAGTTGTACCGTCATCTTTATAAAATCTATCAGCGTTTAAATATACATTTGCTAAAGGATCAACATTTGTTGCTAATCCTGTATAAAATATTTCTATTCGAGTATTTAACCCAGATGGTAATCCTGTTCTATCTAAACAATTAAATATTATTTCTAACTGCGACTGTTTTCCTGTAAAAAACAATCCGTTATCATCTACATAAGCTAAATTATCTAAATACCCTAACCCATTTACACACTCCAAACTAACTATCCAATCTGTTTTTACAAAATCTTCAAAGAAACCATCAGCATTTAGCCAACCCCAAAACAATCTAATACCTGCTCTCGAGTATTTCACCCTTACATCTCTTTCACTATCTGTAATTAAATCACTGAAAGTTAAATCTGGGTTGGCTTCTAAGTTAATCGTCAGTCCGCTTCCTCTTATTGTTTCACTTGGATTGTCAGTATCTACATAAGACAAAATAACATTTCCTTGCACATAAGTAGCATCACCAAAATATCCGTTTATTTCTATTTCTGTAATATGTTGAATACCCTCGACATCTAGGTATTCAATTATGTATTTTGTGTTTCCCGAAAAAGCCATATTTTAAGTTAATGATAAAGTTCCTCCTAATGATTTATTTCTATTTAATGTATTTGCTAAAACGCCTACTAATTTAGTGCCTGCTATTTCAAATATATATGTTCCACCACCATTTTCACCACCAGAAAACCCTCCATTTGATTGAGGTGATGAATAATTGCTACCAGTACTAGAAGCATTACTTGAACTATTATCACCAGCTCCAGCAAAACCACTCATAGCTGTACCAACTCCTTTTAGTACTATTCCACCAGCTATGGCTGCAAAACCAGCACCTATTCCAGCTATACTACCAAATAATTTTAATAAAACCCCAGCTAAAACAGCCGCTGTACCTGCCTGTATAAGATAATCTCCCATTGAAGATATCAATCCACCTAACCCTTTTAACAATGTTTTTCCAACTCCAGCAAGCGCATCACTTCCTTGTGCAAAAGCAGTACCTATAACACTACCTATTTCTCCAAAAGTGTTAGTCATTGATCCACTAATTAATTGCATAGCGCCAGCATTAAATGCTTCAAGTTTTTCTTGCGTTTCCTTTATTTGTTTCGCTAATTGTTCACCTTTAAAAAGTCCTGCCCAATTTACTCCACCTTGTATTCCTAATGTTGTTACGCTTAATGTAACTGATTTTTTCCATAAAGCTATTTGTTCATCATAAGAAGTAGTATTTAAAGGTGCAATGTCAAAAGGTTGTATTTTAGTTTTTTTCCCTTTTGGAGTTACAATAACATCCACTGGAAGTGTGGTTGTTATACCACCTTGATTTTGTATTGCTTTTTCTAAATCAATATTGTTAAGTTCAATGCCTTGTATTTTTCCTTCTAAAACATTAGCATCTTTTACTAATTTATTATATTCTCCTTGTAGTTTATTCGCTCTTAATACGGAAAAATTTAATCCTTCTCTTTCCTTACCTGCTCTGCCTAAAGCGTTTGCGTTTGCGTTTTGTAATTGTATAGCTTTTTTATCAATAGCAGCTTTTTTTTCTGATGCTTGGCTTTCTAAAGTTAATAAAAGTTCACTATTTTTAATAATAATATTTAGTGCAGCGGTTGCTCTTGCTCTTTTTAGTATGCTTTCTGTTAAGGTTTCAAAAGTTGTAGCAACTTGTCCATTTAATATTTTTTCTTTTGATATATTCCCTAAATAATCTGGATATAATTTTTGAAGTTGATCTACAGCTTTTATCCTTTCAGACATTTTTAAAGTAGTATTTTGAGCAGCTTCTTTTAATAACATTAAAGTTGTAGTTTCTTTTAATGCAGATTTTTCTCCTTTTAAACTTGCTCTACTTACATCGTCTAAAGCTGTAACGTAATCTTCTAAACTTGCAGTTAATTTTTCTTGTTCATCTCTTAATTCTTTAGCTTTATCTCTTGTTTTAAATAGCTTATCACCAAAAACCAACATTAAAGATGTTGCAACAGATATAGCTAAGGTTATACCACCAAAACCTTTCATATCTCTTAACATAGCCTGTAAAGCACCTTTAGCACTTCCAGTTTTATTTTTTAAATACCCGAATTGTTCTGTTAAGTTAGTAATATTGTTTGAAACTCCCATTATTCCAAATGGTGCATCTTGTATTGTTCTACTAAAAGCTGTCATTGCAGAATTACCATTAATAGTTTGCCCTTGTAGATTTTTTATTCCTTTGGCAGCTAATGTAGATCCACTACCTAAGTCTTTTGTTGATTGTTTTAATTTTATTAAATCAGAATGTAATGATTTTGATTCATTAGCTAGTGTTTTTTCTCTTGATGTCAAAGATAACATACCTCTACCGAAATCATTTTGAGATATTGCACCACTTTTATATTCCGCATTTAACTTAGAAATAGAAGCACCTAAATTCGCAGATTCAATAGAGTTTCTTTTCAGTTGCTCTGTTATATTTTTAGATTTATCACTGAATTGTTTTAAAGCTGTTTCTGCTGATTTTAAACCACTTTTTAAGTTAGATACATCCGCTCCAATAGGTACTTTTAACTGTTCCATTTACTATTTAGACTTTTCTGTTATTATATTCTTCGTGTGCTTTCATTAAAGCATCTTTTTGTTGCTCGTTAAGTCCTTGTATTATTTTATTATCTAAAGGAAAATATTTTTCAATAGATACTGGTTTCTTTTTACTATTCTGCCAATTAGAAATATAAGTTTGATATCCTAAAAATCTAACTTTATACCATTCTTTTTTATCTAATCTTTGATGTCCATTTAATCTTATGCAAAATTCTGCCCACGTCATATCATAGACATATTGTAAACTTGGACATTTTAATTCAGATAAAGCAACTGATATAACATCAGTTGCCCAATCTAATTTTATTTTTTTTTTGTCTTATTTACACTTTTTGTGTTATCTTCTTTAGGTACATCTTTTGATAAGCTGCTTGTGAAAGAAGATAAAAAATTTGATATATTATCATTTGCAAAACCTCCATCCTCCTCTATCCAATCAACTAATGTAAACATATCAAAATCTATAACTTCACTTTTTCTTGTGTAAGCATATTTTGCTGATATATACATTAATTGAGGTACGAATTTAAAAGGATTTTTGTTCAACTTTATATTCATTTCATCAAAAGAGATATCTAATTCTTCTAATAATTCACCTAAAAAATACAATCCAAAATGAAATTCTATTTCCCTCTTATTTATTGTTAGTTTGACAGAGTTCATATTATAGAGGTGAAGTAGTTACAATTAATCCACTACCATCTAAAGTAGCACTAAAAGTAGCTAATTCATCTCCAGCTGATGCGTCAAAATTAACATCAGAAAACCAAGCTGTACCGTAGTAATACGTTCCATTTCCATCTGCTAATCTCCAAGTATCAATTGTCGGAGTTATAGTGTTCATTTTAGTAATTATTTTATTAACAGATACTTTACTTGTTTCTGTTAAAATAGCTTGACCATCGCAGTCGATAGAATAAGCAACCGAACCAGCATTTTTTATGATAATACCTGGATCGCATTTCGTTTGAGATTCAATTATGTTTCTCGTTAATGATAAAGAATTTGAAGTTAAACAAGCTATTGGCTCGTATGCACTCACTCCGTCCCATAGAGATAAAATAATTGCGTCCCCTGTAATAAATGTAGACATTTGTTTTTTGTTTAAATATTAATATTAAGTACAAATATAATAAAAAATATCTATACAAAATTAAATTAGTATAGATATTTTCAATAGTTAAAAATAATGTGATTTATTTTATCTTCAACTCTAATCTCATCAACTTTCTAAATATAGTTTCATTTGGTGTTAGTGTCGTAATATCATTAGGGAAGTTTTGTGTGCTAAATATAATTGTTAGCCCACACGCAACGTCTAAAGTCAATGATTTAGTTAAATTTCTAACACTATCCATTATATTATCGGCTAATAATCTACTGCCAGGATTTCCTGTGCTATCATAAGAAGTAATAATATCTAAAACAATATCCGATTGCCAAAAGTTTTCGCATTTATTTTCTTTTTGAACAGTATTTGTCTGTGTAGTCATTAAAATATAATGATCTGGTATAATGTTAGATGTTACTCTTGTATCATAACAAGGTATGGTATTGCCATCTACAACAATATTGTTTATAGCTGTGTAAACTGCTTTTCTAATCCATTTATCTGGAAGTGTCTTATTCATTTAATTGTATTTCTTTGTTAATTCCTTTAAATCATCCTTTAAATCATTGACATATTGAATTTGTCCTTTTTTCCAAGCGGGATATAAAAAAGGCTGTGCGTGTATTCCATTTCTTAATATACTCATAAAAATAGGATATGCAGCACTTTCCTCTATTCCTTTGTTTTTGCACCAATCTTTAATACTTTGTAATCCAACCGCAAAACTACCACTATCTCCTTTACCTTTAAATTGTGAAGCAATATTTTTTAATTCATCTGGTACACTTACATATTTTCCAGTTCCAAATTCTACATAGGCAGAATATGAAGTTCCAGCAACAATATAATAATTTTTATCATCTATCTTTTCTTCGTAAATTCCTTGTGCTAATTTACCTAAATTTATAGGTGCTAAAGATTTTGCTGTCGCAACTATTCCTTTTGCATTATTAAAAGTAGTTTCTGCTATTTGTTTTTCAGCCTCATCTCCAAAATTATGTAATGATTTTAATACTTCATCTAATCCTTTTAATGACATTATATTGGACTTATTTCTGTTACATTTGTATCTGCTTGTTTTACTGCCAATATTTCAATATAACTATCATTGAAATCTATGTTTATTGGTTGTGTTTTTACAATATATTTAACACCTCTATATTTTATAAATTGGTTTTTTGCATTGTATGTAATATCTAATCTTTTTCTTAAATATATTAATATAGCATTTGATTTGTCTATAACACCAAAATCGTTAGAACTATATCCATTTTTATTACCTAATGTAGTAACTTTAGCAAAAGAAGTCGTAATTAATTCATTTGAAATAGTATTACCACCATAACCATCAACTACACTTGTGGTTTGCCAAAACTCTATAACTTTATTAAAATTTCTTCCACTTACCATAAATATCTTTTAGATTTTTCTAATATGTCATTTGATTGTTCGCTTAATACTCTACTATTATTAGCACCATCTTCTTTTTGTCCGTAATAACTAATATCTACCATTTCCAAAGCTACATCTATCAAACCACTTGGAACATCCGCTGGTAGAGCGTGTCCAACATTTAATGTTAGTACTTCATCAGTTGATGAAGTTGCTTTGTAATTACTATAAAGACTTTTACGCTCTTTTACTGCATCCGTTGGCGTTGTTAAACTATTAATTGGGTGATCGTACACTCTGACCTCACTATTTTGGAACAAATACTCTTTGGATCTTGCGTATACAATTACATTTGTATAGTCTTCAATAAACGACAACGCACTATTAATCATTCGAGTAATGTCGGCATCATCAGTTGTTAATGTATCATCTATTCGCAGATAATTTTTAGCCGTTTCTAACGACAGCACACTTATATAACTCATTATTTCTTATCTATTTTTATTTTTTTACGTTTATCGTCCTTTACATACTCGGCAAAACCACTACTAACTATTTTAGCTTCGTCTTCTTTTGAAAATGTTAATGTTTCACCTACCTTATGATTTGTTTTTGTACTTAATTTATGAAATTCTTTTATCACTATAATCATTGTAAATATATTTTATAAAACAAATATACAAAAAAAACCCTAAGCAATATAAAAATGCAAAGGGTTTTTCACAAACTAACGAACAAATCGTTTAATTAGTTATTATTCAGCTGTAAAATCTCCGTAGATTAATGCAGCTGGTTGCTCAACAGCAATAGCAACTTGTGCTTCAACTCTTGCTGTGATTTCATTCTTTACAAAGTTTGTACCTTCAGTTTCTGAAAAGTCTAAAGACAATCCTTGTGTAACTACTTTTTTAACTCTACTCCAGTTACCAACATAATATTTGTTAGCAGCTAACCAAGTCGCTTGATATACAGGGATACCATTAATTCTTAACGATCCATTATCAAAAGAAACAACTCCTGGAAGTCCGTAACCAGCACCAGTAGATTTTTCAGTTTTTAAGATTGCGTAAAAATCAGATGGTCTAACTACTATTCCATTTGCAGAAAAATTAAGATCAGCTAATGTAGCAACCTCATTTATTAGCATTTCGATTTGATTTTTACCTGTGATTATTTGAGTAGAAGCAGTCGCAGCAGCAGCTACAACAGTATTAAATGAAGCGTTTTCTGCTTCAAAATAATCAGCTCTCAATTCAACCGGTAAAGAAGATTCTAAAAAAGGTAAGTTATTACTCATTTTTTTAGAGTAACGTGCAAAACCAGCAATAAAGTTAGTGTTTACATCTACCATTGTATAATCGTAATCGATTTGTGTTTTAGAACTTCCTTCTGTTTGAGATGAAATTGAACCCTCACCTTTTACAACTCTAACGTATGTATAAGTACCTCCAGAGATTGTAACGCTTGACGCTAAGTCAGAAACGTTTAATAATTGACGTGGAGCAGAAACTACATCGTAATTATAATCTCGTGGCTGATCACCTGTTAAAGAAGCAGATAATATCATATCACCTACCGCTTTTACTTCAATAGATTTGCCAGTTCTAACACCTTTTATCTCATCGAAATTGTCAGTAATAAGTTGTTTTAGCGCATCACCCTTAACAGCTTCTTTTTTACTTTTTTCAGCCAACTTTACTACAACATCATCGTATTGTGATTGCATATCTGTTAACTTTGTTTCAAAATCATTCCGAACCTCTTTTACTTGATTGTCGATAACTTCTTTGTTTTTTAATTCAAATGCTTCAATAGCATTTTTTACTTCTTGCTTAGACTTACCTTCTAATGATACAGCCAAAGCATCTAATTGATCTTTAAATTCCATTTTAATTCTTGTTTAATGTTTTTATAAATTGTTTAATAGCATCGGCTTCATTATTCGAATGAGTGATAACTTTCGGCTCATCAATAATAAGTGATTTTTTTCCTAATTCGTATGATTGCATTTGTAACTGTTTTAATGCAATCTCTAATAGCGTAAATGTTTCATCCGTAAATGTTCCATTTCTAAACGCTTGTGTTATTAATTTGTATTGATCGTTAACTTCTTGCAATGTTAATGATTTCATTCCTGTAAAAGGTGTATTACTATTAGCACCTAAAGTTACATTTGATCCTTCGTATAACTTTATTTCTTTTATCATTCTTACATTATTTTTTTCATCAAAGTCATCTTTTATTACTTGAAACCCTATTGAGTGTTCTTTTATAATGCCCGCATCGTATAATTTTAAAGTATCTTCAGAATAAGAAACCCCATCCACAAATGGTGTAGATTCAAAATATAAACCTTTATAGTCTTCTATTAATATATTAAATTTTCCATGAGGCTGCTTCCAATCATGTTGATTAAGAAAGAATATACTTTCTTTTCGTTCATCAATAGATTTTTTATAAGCGCCTTTTATTATAACATCATTATCATAATCTTTGTTATCAAACGCTGATAAATAACCTGTAACAACTCTTTTCTTTATATCTACATCTTTAACAGAACCGTTAATGATAGATTTATAACTAATTATTTCATTCATAACTACAAATATAATAAATAATATCTATACAAATGTTTTTTTATATAGATTTTTTTTATAGTAGTTATTTATTTGTATATTTGTAGTTATGACAAACAAACAATTTAAAAAGGAATTACTGAAAGATTTTAAGAAAAAGAATGTGTTAGATATTAAGCAAACGTATGTATTGCCGATTGATAATGTAATATACTACATAAAATACATTGATAAAAGATGGACTATTTAATATTATAATGGTCGTTTACGTATAACTTTACCATTGTTATCTCTTTTAGGTAGTTGTGCAACCGAACATCTACAATTAATAACATTTCCAGCACTCCCCTTTGGATCTCCTGGATAAAGCAACCGTTCACCACTTACATTAAACGTTTCTTTTAATTCTACTTTTACACCGTTCATATCGTAATGATCAAATGGCGAATTAGGAGGTCTTCGAGTTCTATTATCTTGTGATGATATCCATACTTTTTCCATTACCGTATTACTGCTTTCACTCGCTAATGTAGCTGCATAATTTGCCGCTGTTGTTGTTTCTGTTCGGGATATTCTCATAGATTGCCAACGATACCATTTACGACTTCTAAACAATCTATCCAACCCTGTTGTTATTTCGCTCATTGTTTGATTGTCGTTTAACCCTCTTGCAATAATCTCGTTTATAAATGAAACATATTCACGCCTTACGCTTCTTATTCTCACCCCACCAAAATCAATAATATATCTTAAAATATTACGTTCAAATAAAGCAATAAAGGTATCTAAACTAAAATCTTTGTTTTCTATTTTATTAATTTGATAGTTGATTTGTTTACCTGTTCTTTCTCCTTGTATTAAACCAACGTATTTATATACATTGTTATATGTTTTAAAAAACTCATCTAAATTAACAGAATTGTTTACAATTATCTTGTAATTGTCTTCTGTTAAAACATCTAAAGGTATTGATATTGCTATCTCTTTAAACAATCGTTGGAATATAATGCGTGTGTGTTTTTCATAACCAAAATGCCATCTCATCCATTGACGTCTGAAATCTCCTTGCGTCATTACATTGGTTGTTTAGGCTCTAACAATGGCATATCGTGGATCGCTTGATCTAAAGTAATTATATCTGAAGCAACTGTATAAATATCCATATTTTTGTCTTGTGATATTGGATAACGCATTGCAACCCTACCTTCATTTCTATTAATTAAACCTATATCAATAGCTGGTTTTAACCACGCCATCATTGCAACTATATCTTGTTGCATTTCAGGTAAATCTGTTACATCAAATTCAAAACAACTACCTTCATATCCTTTATATTTAGGTAATATTATACTGTTTATAGCTTGTTGTATAAGATTTAAATCTGGTTGTATCGTGTCTGTAATTACTTTTTTACGAAATTGATTAACGTTATCATACTTAGCGCCATCATCGTTATTTAATAACTTATCGCTCCATCCTAACACATTGCATATCTGCTTTTCGTCAAAACTTAGATAATCGAAAGGCTTTAATTCATCCGTTGTTAAAGATAATCTTGTAAATCCTATCTCTGCCGAAACTCCAGCAATTTTATCTAATCTGCCTGTACCACTATCCATTTCTGTTAGTCGCTCTTTTAATTGTGTAGCTTGGTCTGTTGTTAGTGGTGAATTACCTTTACTGTGTATCAATCCAAATGCACCACCACTTTTTAATGCTTTATTGTTTAAATCTATTGCTTCATTGCTTGATTGCATATTTCTTAAAGCTGCTCGAAGAGGTGATTGTCCGTATAAATGACTTCCTAATGTATCATAATTAGGATTAGAATATTTAATGTGTACAACCTCATTAAATTTAAATTCAATAAATTGATTTCCCTCTGTCAATATATAACTATCAATAGGACTTTCTTTTGACTGAAAGTTTACATTTTTTTTTAATACTATTTGCGTTAAATGTGATGGTAATAAATACCACGCTATTGGAGTATCTTTATTTATTCCTAAATTAGGTGATTGTAAATATATATATACATTACCAATTGATGCCAAAAAGGTTTCTGCAAGCTCAAAGAATTCCATCCAGGTCTGTAAAGGATTTGGTCGTTCTAATGGCATTTCTTTGTAGTCTTCTTTAAATGCTTTACTTTCTAATATCAATCTTTTAACCTCTTGTTGTGGTGTTAAATCAAATTTAGTGGCATACAATAAAGAATCTCTTTTACTCTTTTGGTATTTATTATCAATTATTTTTATATAAAAAGGAACGCTTCCGACTTTTTTAGATCGCTGATTTATTACTGAATAAACAACAGGGTTGTAATTGTAACCTTTATCTATATAATTATTATTGTTTGTATCGTAAGAAGTATATCCACCACCAAGCCAACTGAATAACGCTTGATTGTATTTGTTTATTGTTTGGTTTTGTTTATTACTAAACCACGTACTCGGTTTTAATATAGCCATTATAGGAAAAAGTTATTTAATATACAAAAGTAATAAAAAAAATCTATATAAATACATTAAAAGAAAAATACTTCATTCTTTATACCAATATCCATCATTTCATGGTATCTAACTGCATCGATAGCATGATTGTATTTATCAATTGGTTTGTTTAGCTTCTTTCCATTTTTATCTTGATCCCAACTATAATACCGTAATTCCTTTATTAAATCAGTACTATCAGAAGTAACAAGGTACTCTTGATCTTGCATTGTAGAAATACCATACATTATACTATCAGCTCCTTTTTTTACTGGTCGTATATCTACTCCATATCTTCTAATTTCTTCTATTGACTTAGGTTCAGCACTATCAGCATATATAGTAACACCTTTGGCAAAGAGTTTGCTATATCACCATTTACCATTCCTGTATTGTAAATAAGTTGATTTAATATTCTTACATCATTCCATTTATATACTTCAATTATGGCTGTCGGATCGTTGGTGTATCCGAAATCTAATCCTATGCCTATTAACCTTGCTTCATTTGGTATTTTACTTATTTCCTTCCAATTGCTAAATATAACACCTTCTAAACTACCTATTTCACCTAATCCATATACCTTCCACCAGTTACTCCAATATTCAGATGTTTCAGCTTTTGCTTTTGCTTTCTCAATTTCTTTAACAATATTCTCACTTAACGCTTCATTATCTTTATATGTTAATTTTAAAGTTTCACTATCAATATCATTTATCAATTCAGTATGTACCCAAAATTCGTGTGTAGGATTAAAATCTAACCAAACCTCATCAGATGTTCTAATGCTTAATTGTTGGTATGCTTCAAAATGCACGTTATTACATTCATTAATATAAAGAATGTTACGCCTTGCGCCTCTTAATTTATCTGGCTGATCAACGCTAAAAAACTCAATAAAAGAACCATTTATAAATGTATATCTTAATAACGATTTATTAAAGTTATCATCTATCCATCTGTTTGTAGAGCGCATTATCTTTTCGAAATCCTTTAAAGCACCACGTCTTAAATGTGGTATGGATTCAGAAACAACAGATATTTCAAGCAATGATTTCTTAGCAGCTTTATCTATAAGTATTGGAAGTATGCCAAAAGTTTTTCCAGCGGATGTTCCTCCCGGTATTATCTTAATTCTTTTAGTTAACTTTCTTAACTTCTTTATAGCAGTTGTATAAACAAACATATTTATTCATCTTCTTCTTCTTCTTTACTCCCAAATAAAGGTTGTTCTTTTTTAATAGTTTGCTCCTGCTTATCAACAAGGTTGTTTAAACGTTGTGTGATACTTGGATTGTAGAACCCTAACATTCCACCAATAATCTGGTCATCTCTAATTTCTTCTTTTATGCGCGAACAGATGTCAATGAACTTTGTGTAATATTTATCTTGATTAGTGAAATATTGCTCAATTTCTCCGTAATGAATTCTACAATAAATCTTAAAACCCTCGAATGTTAAAGGTATTTTAGGATTGTCAATTCTTTTAGTCCCATCTTTTCCAACGTATTGAATTTTCTCCCAAACTTTTGATCTTTCTATTAAAGACATTTTAAAATCATTCCATATATTTTCTATTTCTTTTGGTTCGTGAAACAATCTTGTAGGGTGTGCCATATTTTATTAATATTTGAATGCTAGATATAAATATTCTTTTAACTCTGCATTTTCTACTAACGTTAAAAATACACCACTTAAGAGTACGTTGTAACACCCATCAATATCAATCGGTACATAGTATCCTTTAATATCAAATGGATCAAAATTAAACTCTAAATACTCTCCATCTGGATTCTCTTCATCCTCTGTGTATAATAATGCTTTCATTTTGTTAGTTTATTTTAGTTTAAAAAACCTCGTTACGCCTTTGAGATAGCAATAACGAGGAAAATTATAACTATGAAAGTGTAAATATACAAATTTTTTTTTAAATATAGTATTTTTTTATTTACATTTTATTATCGTCCATTCATACATATTTTTATAAGTTCTAATATCTTCTTTATCTTGATGACATCCATCTAATGTTTCTATTTTAGAAACCTTTTCTTTATATTGGTTGTATGTATCTTCTGCTTCATATTTCCACGTTTCTTTTCTGCAATCACATTCTTCTTTTATTCCTGGTTTACTACAAGAAGAAAATATGATTAATATTAGTAATGTTTTTAATATTTTCATTTTGTTATATTTTTATATTATTAAATCGTTTCCCTAATTCTTCTCTTGTAAAATGTTTGATAACATCGTCTGACAACCTTTTTACTTTGTCGATTGATCGTGTTACGTTATCCCTAAATGTATCTAATTCTCCTAAAGTTGAAGATGTACCGACGACCTCAAAAGATTCGTTTGTCGTTAAGCATTTAAAGTGTATGCTTCTAATTGATTTATCTTTTCTTAGTATGTTCATATTTCAAAGGTTATATTATCTGGGTATATGATTTTATCTGTATGATAGCAAAAAGCAATCTTACCTAATTTGTTTAATTCATCTATTCGTTTACGTTGTAGAGGTTTTAAAGTATCTCTACCCTCTTTTACTTCTATGAATACATCGTTGTGTAAACCAAATGCAAATACATCTGGATACCCTGCTTTGTTAAGTCTTATTGTTTTAAGTACAAGAAAGCCTTTTGATTCTAATGCTTTTATAATTTTAGTTTGTAGGGTCATTAAAGATAATCTTTTTTAAATAAATTCAATGTGTATGATTTCTTAGCCAATACAGACTTATAAATCTTCTGCTCAATACCACCTTTAGAGAATATCCAATACACATTATTTTCTGTTCTGTCAATAGTTGATGCTCTATCTCTGGATTGCCAATATGTAGAACTTGAAAAATCTATATTGTAATAAACTAAGCTACTCGCTTTCTTTAAAGACAATCCTTCTTTGCCACTTTGGAACTGCAATGCTATATTCTTATCGGTTGTATTAAAATCATCTAAATCGTTTGTAATGCTATCACCAAAGATTAACTTCAATGCTTCATACTCTGCTTTAAATTTATAGAAGATACCTATTTTTTCATTCTTAAAGTGTTCTTTTATAAACACTGCTTTACTTGTATCGATAACTTTACTACTTCCATCTTCAAACTTAATAGTACCACTATACAACTGATGTAGCTTAGATTGCATTTTAACGGCAGAATCAGCTATTATCTCATTGTCTTTACCCTCTATAAACTTATCCTTTATAAGTTGTTTACATAGCTTGTATGTAATTGGCCTCATTTCAACCTCTAATATATGTTCTTTGATAGTTGTTGTAAATCCAGCTTGTTCTTGCGTATAAGTTAATATGTAAGGATTTACAATAGGCTTTATCATTTCTAAGTTAGCATCTGAATAGTCATTAATTACAGCGAACCCCAGTTGTACCTTCTTAACATTTACAAAAGTCTTTACCCATTTATAAAATGATTTGTAAGGTGCAAATGGTGAAGCATTAGACAATCCAAACACGTGAAAGTATTGACTGTAAGATTCTGGAGTAGGCGTTCCACTTAAAAGTATCATTGGTAATTTGCCATATTTCTCATTGACAGATTTAAAGTATTTAGACTTCTTAGGAAAGGATCCATAGCCGTGACATTCATCAACTATAACTAAATCAAAGTTTGATTGTTCTAACTTATGTAAAGATTCTCTATTTATAATAGTTATAGTAAAATACTTATCATAACCAAAATTATTATAGTCATCTTGTATTGAAGACATTGCTTTCTTTTTTGTTATAAATAAAATATTCTTAGAGCCATATAGTTTAGCTGTATGTAAAGCAGTTAGAGATTTGCCCACTCTAACTTCTAGAAACAAGCAAACGAGCTTTAACTCCTTTAGTATATCGTTTGCATTTAATGACAAATCAAGTTGGTAATCTCTTAGTTTAAGCATACTGTATTTTCAATATTATTTTTAATAGTGTATAATTGTTGTCTATCAAATCTATTTAATAATTTGTAAATATCTAATTTTAATTTACTGTCAAAGCTAATATTATAATGCTTCGCTTCCGATTGAATCACAAGTCTTAACGTTTCAATTTCTCTCGCTAGATTTTTGTTTACATCCATCTCTTCTTCAAGTCTTTTATTCCCTGTTACGAAATTAGAGTACCCACGATTAAATCTTTGTGCTATTAAATCTATTGCCAACGTTTCTGTAAATTCTCGAATAAGATAAACACAAACATTTCTAGGCTTAGCGACAGAGTTTCTATTCGTGTCTTCTTTTAGATTTACATTATAGTAGTATGAAACGATATCTACTATTTCGTTCATTAATTCTATTTCACTATTCTGGATTTTCATTTATTTTAATTTTAGATATTCTTAATTCTGTTTGCAAAGTGTAGCCGACTATTCTTCTGTATTTATTTAACCAGTCTAAGGATTCTTTTAATGTATAATATTTTTGAGAATATTCGTGCCATTTATTATTTTTAAACGCTTTAAAAACGTAGTAATATTGTTTAGTCATATTTTATATATTTAAACCAAATTTACAACCTATTTAATTAACTCGCAAATTATTTAACATTTAAAATGGTACTTCATCCTTTTCCTCTGCTACTTCACCATCACTTATCATAAACCATCTATCTCCATTACTATTTCCTTGTGTAAAATCAATACCTTTATAGTTAGCATACTTTTGTAACCATATATTAAAACGCTTTCTTGTCAGCCATTTCTTATAGTCTGTATATTCATCAGTAAACTTTATAAAGTAATCAACCTTGTTTAGTCGAACATTTAAACTTACGATTTCTCTATCTTCTACCCATTCCATAAATTCCATCGAAGATTCTGCTATAAACCTTCTTAGTTTTATATTCTTAGCATTTTGTTTTACAAGTCCATTTTTAAAGAACATTTGTAAACAAAACATCATATAGTTATCGTACTTTTGATATTCTAACAAGTCCCAATCATCAAATAATTGTCTTCCAAACTCTTCTTCTGGCGTTAATTTATCACCATAGTATTGAGCAATTTCAATTTCGTGTCTTCTACGATCGTGGCTGTTTCCCTCTCCTTTTACAGCGTAGTTTGTGCTTAGTAATATCTTAGGAGAATCGTGTACGTTTAATTTTATGGCATCTTTATTCTTTCGCTCTAATGTTATTCCTTCAGTCACCAAACTAAATTGGCTTTCAAAATCCCAGTTCTTTTTAATATCGTCAAATACTAATATCTTTGTATCTATTGAAATTGTCTGATTTGCGAACTGTGATTTTCCATCGTATTTTTTACCATCAATTATAGATGTCTTTCTAATGTTTGCTAAACCTTGCACAAACAAACCTTTTCCAGTTCCTCCCTCTGGATTGTCGCTTATAACCTCATCGTTTAATATAATAGCCTTG